AGCAACTTCGCGGGTAACGCCGGTGGGGCGGTCCCGGCTTGCATAGTAAAATCTGGAATCTTATAATCCGCGCCGGCAGGCGCGACAAGGAGGAACCATGGAATCATTAGAATTGCAGATGTTGAAGCTCAGAGTAGCCCGTGAGAATCTGATCTTTCACATTAAGGAATTTGTAGGCTTTCAAGCTGAAGTGATTGAGATGGACCGTGAGGTATTCAGTGAGTTCTTTGCCAGCTATCTCGACTCACCACCTCTCCCCAACGATCAGATCAATACCGGCAAGCTTTCCTTTGTAGCTAACCAGCTCCGTTATCTCATGGATGTACTGGAGGGGAAGTTCGGTTCCGGAGGTGAAGAACAGCTGGTAAGTATGCTGAGTAACGAGCTTAAAGCCGGAGTAAAAGCATATGAAAAGGTAAACGCTAAGTTGACCAAAACGAAGGATGACTTAACAGATCAGATCGAGGAGAAACGACATGAGCAACAGACGAGACGGAACCCACTTTGAAAGTGAACTTTGTGACGAGCTGTCAGCTGCAGGTTTTTGGTCACATAACTTCACACAGAATGCAGCTGGCCAGCCCGTAGACATCATTGCGGTCAAGGATGATCTGCCGTGTCTGATCGACTGTAAGAGGTGTTACACAGGCCTGCTCTCCGTGAGCAGGGTGGAGCCTAACCAGGAAGCTGCAGCGCTGAAGTGGTGGTCAAATGGAAATACAGAAGTGTGGTTTGCCTGCCTCTATGAAGAGGAAGTCTACATGGTAGCGCTGAAGCAGATCCAGGAGATGGAAGGTGCAGGCTTCAGGTCGATTGATGTGAGGATTTATCAGACTTTGGAGGAATGGATGGAACATTATGCAAGTGATCATCGGCGAAAACATTGAGGTGAGAAATGCCACAGAGGAAATCCGGAAGTGGTGCAAGGATAATCTGATCCTATCCAATCCGGACTATACCAAAAAGGCACGCATGGGCTTCTGGGTTGGAAACACTCCACGGACCATATCGCTGTATACAATCCGGGGAAATGATCTGATCCTTCCTTTCGGTCTATGCAGGAAAATCCTATCCATGAGTAAGGGGGCCGTGATAAGTACGACATTCCGGGACAAGGTGGATGTGAATTATCAGAAAGCACATATCCCCCTCTATGACTACCAGCTGGATGCGGTTAAGGGTGTACTGGAAAAACAGTACGGGATCCTCCAGGCACCGGCAGGATGTGGTAAGACGCAGATGGGTATAGCCCTATGCGTGATGATGGGACGGCGGGCCCTATGGCTGACACATACGAAAGACCTACTCAATCAAAGTAAGAGCAGGGCAGAGCAATATATCAACCCGGAGCTTCTGGGAACCATAACGGAAGGAAAGGTGAATATCGGGGAGTGTATCACATTTGCGACCATACAGACCATGTGCAATGTGGATCTGGATACGGTTAAGGACGAGTGGGATGTGATCGTGACGGATGAGTGTCACAGAGTAGCCGGATCCCCGACGGCAGTAACACAGTTCAGCAAGGTACTGAACGCTCTCCGGGCCAGGCATAAGTATGGACTATCCGCAACAGTACACAGAGCAGACGGACTGATTAAAGCGACTTATGCACTTCTCGGTGAAGTAGTGTACAAGGTACCCGATGAGGATGTGGCTGGAAGGATTATGAAGGTGGAAGTATCGCCGCGTGGTACCGGGATCGGGCTCAGCTATGACTACCTTAACTCAGACGGCACGATCAATTACGCAAAAATGATCACCTATCTGGCTGAGAATAAGGAGAGAAATGAACAGATTGCAGGTGACCTTGTAGATAACGCTGATCACTATAATCTGATCCTCTCAGAAAGGGTGATACATCTTAAGACGCTGTACGATATGCTTCCGTCGAAGCTCAGAGCTCAGGCGGCAGTGATCGACGGAAAGATGACCAGCAAGGCAGCAAAAGAAGAACGGGAGCAGGCCATAGAGGATATGCGGACCGGAAAGAAAAGATACCTCTTCGCAACCTATCAGCTGTGTAAAGAAGGACTGGATATACCGAGGCTTGATAGATTATACCTCGCAACTCCGCAGAAAGATTATGCGGTGATCACCCAGAGCGTAGGACGGGTGGCGAGAACATTTGAAGGTAAAGATCAGCCGGTGGTCTATGACTATGTAGACAACACTAAGGGACTGATCAAGTCTTATAAGCTCCGGTGTACGACCTACCGTAAGGCCGGATGCAGAATCATGGAGGAACCATGAAAGTAACCATAGCAATGCCAATTATGAGGACGATCCAGGCCGAGACCTTTGTATCCATCCTCAACCTCAAACTTCCGCCGGGAACTGAGTATGCCATCGAGATTGGATCAGTAGTCTACGATGCACGAAATAGGCTGGCACTTAAGGCCATAGAAAACGGATCCGATTATATCTTATGGATCGACTCGGACATGACTTTCCGGTCTGACGCACTGGATCTTCTCCTGGAAGGAGCGAAAGAAGGAAAGGAGTATATCTGCGGGATGTTCTTTACCAGAGGCTTTCCGGTAAGGCCGGTCGTACATCAGGAGATCATTTACCGTAAAGGTGAGGACGGGATCATAGAACACGCAGCACTTCCGTTTTATGACTACCCAAAGGATAAGACATTTGAGATTGCAGGCTCCGGTTTTGGGTTTGTGCTGACAAGCGTGGATCTGATTAAGAGACTCAGTGAACACTTTGAAATGTCACCCTTTGAACCTCTCCCATACCTCGGAGAAGATTACAGCTTCTGCCACCGTGCAGCTGAGATGGGAGTGAAAATGTACTGTGACAGCAGAGTACAGTGTGGTCATGTCGGGAATCTGATCTACGGAGAAAATCTATTTAGGAGGGAATAATGGAAATTGAAGAACAAATTGATGATATATACATCTTCGATTATGAAGTCTTCGCTTATGACTGGCTCTTTACGGCCAAGTCAGTAACTACCGGAGAGTATACATCGTTTTGGAATGACAATGACGCTATGCGGGCATTTATGGAGGGCGATCCTTTCATCGGCGGCTTTAACAATAAGCACTATGATGATCACATCCTCAAGGGGATACTGATCGGATGTAATCCTGAGCAGATCAAAATGATCAATGACAATATCATCGTAGATGGTATGAAAGGATGGGATATCCCCCTGCTTAAGAACTTCGTCTTCACCCAGAGGCTCCACACTTTTGACCTCAGAGATGACTGCCAGGAAGGTATCAGCCTTAAGTCGATAGAAGCCCATCTGGGAATGAACATCGAGGAAAGCAGCGTAGACTTCACGATAGATCGTCCTCTCACGGACGCGGAGCGAAGAGAAGTCGAGAGATACTGTCGATGTGATGTGGACGCTACAGAGATCCTTTATCGGATCCGGCAGGGGTATCTGATCAACAAACTTAACCTGGCCCGCGCCTGCGGTATGGATGTCCGTGACGGTATCCATATGACAAATGCAAAACTTACAGCAGCTTACCTGCACGCACGAAAACCGGAGAAACCGTGGACGGATGAGAGGGAGTATGTATATCCGGATAAGCTGAAAAAGGAATACATCCCTCCGGAGGTGTTTGAGTACTTTGATCAGCTCCACGATATGAGTCTTACGGATGACTTTGTTTTCTCAGACAAGATCATCATAAAGGTTGGTAAGTGTGAAGTGACAATAGGCTTCGGGGGAATCCACGGGGCACTTCCGCATTATATCGAGGAATCCACCGAGACACGGACCATCCGCAACAAGGATGTAGTGAGCTACTATCCTCACCTGGTATCACTCCCGCTCATGGACGGAAAAATCCATGGATACTGCAGCAGAGCTATACCGGATCCGCAGATCTACATAGATGTACTTAAGTCACGGATCGAGGATAAGAAAGCCGGAAACAAGGCATCAGCTGACGCTAAGAAACTGGTACTCAATACCACATACGGGGCCATGCTTAATCAGTGGAACGACCTTTATGATCCGCTGATGGGAAGATCTGTCTGTATCACCGGTCAGCTCCTTCTCCTGGAACTGGCAGAACATCTGGTTAAGGAGTGCAAAACGCTCAAGATCATCCAGCTCAACACCGACGGTATCATGGTGTCCTTTGACAATTCTGACGAGGAGAAGTGGCAGGAGATCACCCAGGAGTGGCAGGACAGAACCGGCTTCACTCTCGAAGAAGACATCATTCAGAAGATCATACAGAAGGATGTAAACAACTACATCGAGATCCCCAAGGAAGGAAAATACAAGATAAAAGGCGGGGTTTTGGTGAGAGGTGTCCTAACTAACGGACAGCTGGATTTTGAGAAGATGGGGCTCCATGCCTGGGATAATCTCAGCGGAGGAGCATGGATGCTCAACAACAACGCTACAGTTATCGCTAAGGCAATCCTTGAGTATTACATTAACGGGATCCCGGTGGAGGAAACCATACACAATGATGATGACATCCTGCATTATCAGCTGATCGCCAAGGCCGGATCGAAATATAAGGCCAGCTATCACAAGGTAAACGGTGAGTGGGTGCAGGTGCAGAATGTGAACCGTGTATATGCCACCCATATGCCGCAGTATGAAACGATTTACAAAGTGCACCGGAAGGATAACAAGTGGTCGAAGATCGCAGGACTCCCGGCCAGCTGCTATGTCGATAACAAAAACGAACACGGTATAGAAGTGGTGGATAAAGACTGGTATATATGGCAGGCCAAGAAGTATATAGATGACTTTGCCGGGATCAAACCGCCGAAGGTGAACACCCGGAAGATCAACAGCCTTAAGAAGGAAATGGAAGGAATTTTGGACGAATTATAGGAGGATAAACAAATGGCAGCAACAAGTAAACCCGCAAATGTGCGTCAGAAGCTGGCGCAGGCAAGACTGCAGTTTCTTAGGAAAGGGATTAAGAAGTCCGGAAAGAATATGAAGCTTGAATATATGTACTTTGAGCTTCAGGACATCATCCCCTCCGCTATTGAGATCTTTGCTGAACTCGGTCTCGTGTCGGATGTGGATATCTCCACGGAAACCGCCACCATGACAATCTATAACGCGGATGATCTCGAGGAACCGGGAATCACATACAGCATACCGTACTGTGAAGCAGGACAGATCCACACCAAGGATGGAAGAGAAGTGACCACACCTATCCAGGCACTCGGATCGAGTATCACTTATCTCCGCCGGTATCTGTGGATGATGGCGCTCGATATCGTTGAGTATGACAGTATCGACAACACCGTGGCAGCTGATCCGGATCCGGCACCGCCCAAGAAACCCGCCACCGTAGAAGAGAGGAAAGAAGCGAAGAAGGTGCTCACCTCTAAGCCGGAGACACCGGCTAAGGAACCCGACCTTGCTACTCCTGAACAGATGCAGGAGCTGAAAGCAGCTTGTAAAAAACTGATCGAGGCTGACCGCACCAAGTTTGAGAAGCTTGTGCAGGGCGTGGCCCTTAAGACCAAGGGACTGACCGAAGCAAAACTGGACGGGTACAACAAGCTTATGAAGAAGATCAGTGACACACTGGCAGAATACTCAAAATAAGGAGGCATATATGAAGTGGAATGATGACAAGACGATCACGATCTCACCGCCGAAGAAACCGAAGAAGTGCACCGGAACACGCTTTGCGGCGGTTCTCGGACTCAATCAGTGGAGCACACCGTTTGAAGCCTGGTGCGCGATCACTCGGACCTACGAGAAGCCGTTTGAAGACTCGATCTACACTGTGGCCGGAAAGACTATTGAACCGAAGCAGGCGGAGTACATCCGGGACAAGTACTTCTGGCAGAGATTTATGACACCGACCGATAAGTATGGTGAAGACTATTTCAACAAGACCTACGGAGACTTCTTCCCGGATGAGGCTATCTTCGGAGGAATGTGGGACTATCTCTTCCTCGATGATAAGGACAAGCCCACGGAAGTACTCGAGATGAAGACCACCAAGCGGTCAGAAGACTGGTTGGATGATATCCCGGAATACTACGCGATGCAGGCCGCTCTCTATGCGTATCTTCTCGGTGTGGATAATGTGCGGATGGTCTGCACGATCCTGGAGGAGAGTGATTATGAGCACCCGGAGGACTTCGTGGTTACAGAGGAGAACACCTTTGAGCGTCCCTTTAAGGTCTCCGAGCGTTATCCGGACATGAATAAGATCATCCGTAAGGTGGAGAAATGGTGGAAGGAACACATCGTAGGCGGTGTATCTCCTGAGTACGACGAGAAAAAGGATGCGGACATCCTCAAGGAACTCCGGAAGAACAATTACAACCCGGAGAGTGATTTGACAGAGCTGATCCGTGAGGCAGAGGAGATCACAGCTAAGCTGGATAAGATCGCAGAAGAGACCAAGGAAGACGAGAAGCGTCTTAAGGTCCTCAAGGATCAGATCAAAGAGGCCAGCGTAGCACAGTTCCGTGATGGAGATAAGCAGGTAGTGATCCATGGGCCGCTGTATGACTGGACCACATCCAGGACCGTAAGCAAGGGCATTGATGAAGCAGCACTTAAGGCGGACGGTCTGCTGGATAAATATAAGACCGTGGAAAAAGAAACAATAAAACTGGTACCTAAACTCAGAAAGGAGAAGTAGAAGTGAGTATGATCGGATTAACGGGAAGAACTTTTGAACTGATCCCTGAGGGCGAAACCGTCCTCCGGATCAGAAGTGTGGATGATAGCAAGGTGGATACTTTCGGAAAGCTGGAGATCGTTTACGAGAACGCACAAGGCCGCAGAGTATGGGAGACTTATGACTTCAACGGAGAGAAGGGAGACTATGCTAAGTGGCGCTTCTCATGCCTCTACCGTGCAGCGATGAACCTGGACGAGGATGTCATGGGCGAAGTAAACCCGATGGATATGGTAGGACACTACATCCGTACTTCTATCGTCCATAACCAGAGCAAGCAGCCCAACGACAAGGGAGAGTACCGGACTTTCGTAAATCTCTCCAACGATAAGGAACACGCGACGGGCTTCGACGGAAAGATCACTCCGGCAGCAGCTCCCGCACCGGCGGAACCGAAGCCGGCAGAAACGGTCGCTTCAGATGATACAGATTTCGATCTGGATGATCTGTTGGGATAACCTCATACAACCTCCTAATCTTTAGGTGCAGGTAGGAAGCGCTACCTATCTGCACCGCCTCAGGAGGGAAAGGAGAAGGAAATGGTTACAGCTATAGTAAGTTTCTGCTGTGGGTGCTTCTTCGGCCTTGTGGTTATGGCTTTAGCAGTAGCAGCGGGAAGATCTGATGACAGAGAAGAGGATATGGATAATGGCAGACTACACGATGATCCCGAAGGAGATCAAACAACTTAATCAGTGGGTGTGCGTCTGGAATGACTCTAAGGTGCCTATGAGGTCGTTTGAGCGTCGTGCAGCGTCTTCTGTTGATCCTTTATCCTGGGGGAGTTTTGAATCAGCTGAAAAGGCCGTGGCTGATGGGAAGTATGATCAGATCGGCTTTGTCTTTAATGATAACGGGATTGTAGGGATTGATATAGATGTGGGTTTTGAAGATGGGATACTCACACCTCTCTGCTGCGACATAATGAACGCCTGCAAGAGCTATACAGAGAGATCGAGATCTGGGCGTGGCGTACATATCCTGCTCCGGGGGAAGCTTCCGTTTCATGGAAAGAACAACCGGGAAGGCGTGGAGATCTACCAGTCAAGGCGGTTTTTTATCACAACGGGCGATGTGCTTCTCTTCGATCACATCATAGATAACCAGGAAGCGATAGATTATGTGGTGACTACATACTTTCCGGACACTCCCAGAGAGAACGCAGGGAAACCCCTTGTGGAGCGCATATATACACCTATATGGCCCGAAGAGATAAAACCAGGAGAAATACCCATCCGTCCGGAATATCCCGAAATACAGAGCGGGGGACGCAATGTATCACTTCTCAGTCTGGCGGGAAAAATGTGGTCCTGCGGCTTCTCAAAACGAATGATCTACCTCGAACTGAGACACGCAAATAAGGTGGCGTGTAAGCCACCGCTGAAGACCTCGGAGCTGGAAAGTATCGTGAACTCAATCACGAAATATCAGAGGGGGTGATGAGATGTGCTACATAGCAAATAACATCAGATACCTCCGGATCAAAAAGGGCCTATCTCAGATGGAGCTCTGTGAACAGTTGGGTTTCTCTCACGACATGGTATGGAAGTGGGAATCCGGACGGTGCAATCCAAGCCTGGAAGCGATACTCGCCCTTTGTAAGGTGTTGGATGTGACATATAACGAGCTGATCGGGGAGGATCTGGAACATGGATAACTTCGCACACAACCTGGCATATCTCAGAATGAAAAAAGACATGACGCAGAAAGAATTGGCCGAGCAATTCCATCTCACGCAGCAGGCCGTAGGGCGGCTGGAAAGAGGGATCAATGAACCGAGGCTCGCCACACTGATTATGACTGCAGACTACTTTAATGTTTCCATCGACGATCTGATCTATCGGGATCTGAAGAAAGAAGGAAGAAGTCAGTCCGAGATCCTGCACCGGTTCCGGATGTACCTTAAGGACTACGGCCTCGGGATCGACCGGAGCACGAATGACATTCTGATCGCTAAAAACGGACGCTGGGAAGATGCGATTGATGAGTTTTGCGGAGAGATCGGGAGGAACTAAATATGGATCCGAGTTTTTGTGGAGTATCAAAAGGTGACAATGGCTTATGTGTTTCCCATATCCCAGGTAGAGTCAAGCCGTGTCTGGTGGTACGGGAAGGAAACCATGAAACGGTGGTGGCAAGCTTCACCGGGATCGCAGGAGAAGAGAAGTTTAAGCGGGTATTATGGGAGCTTATACATGAGTATACGAGACAATGAAAGAATGAGAAAACGGTATGCCAGGCTGGTCGTCCAGTGCAAGTGTCCCATATGTAAGATTGAGGATGATCGGACAAGAAACGGTTATACCTACTGCGAGCGGCACGCAGAAATGTATAGAGAGTATCAGAGAAAGAGGAAAGAGAAACAGAAAGGAACTCGTTAAACGCGTTTTAAGAGCCTTAAACATTTTAAGGTGCAATTTATCAGATGAAAGAATTAAGTGGCTCTGTGCAAGCCACGGAAAGCGAGAGCTATATGCTGATTGACTGTAAGAGAGCAATAAGCAGAGAAGTTTATGAAAGATCTCAAGAGAACAATGGCTTTATCACTGATCAGGACAAAAAGAGTATGTTTTCTCCCTGCGAGCTGTACGGATATGGAATCTATACGGCCCGGGGATATGAGGAAGATGGAAAATACTTCTGCAGGTATTTGACCAGTGACAGCTGTGATTAGGAGGTGATCGGGAATGACAATATGGATGAAGGTCACGCTCGATAAATATGAGTTTCCGCTGGAGATTGCGGATAACCCAATCGCGCTGGCTAAGAAGTGTGGGACAACACGGTGTGCAGTGATCTCCGGTGTAAGCAAATACAAACTCGGGAAGGCACGGAGCAGTTTTCGCAAGGTTGTGATTGACGAGGAGGACGAATGAGCAAACAATTCATGCCCTATATAAAGACGCGGCGCGGAGTGTTTCACGACTTCCGACCGCTCGACACCATGGAGGCCGCTTTGGCTAAGTATGAGGAATGGGCTAAGGATTACTTGATCACGAGTGCCTGGATTGAAGAACGCGATCCGGAGCGGCCCTGGTACTTCCGGAAGCGCAAGGTTAAGCTGATCGGAGTTTTGAAAAAGGAGGTTGACGAATGACAGTAGCGGAACTGAAAAAGGAACTGGATTGTTACGATGACGATATGGAAGTGGTGTTCAATCTGGATGATCCGTCCGTGGAGGTAGACAGGTGGACGGAGGACAAGTGGGGAACTTTCACGGTAAGCATTGACAAAAACCTTGAGCCGACATTTATCAGTGAGTTTCGCGGGGATGTGCGCATTGAGTTGGGGGTGATTAAGGATTGACTCTGAGTGAATTTACTGATATTTGGACACGGAAAAAGCATATTGTTTACCTTTGCTCGGATAAAGACTACGATGATATGTTCAACTTGATTGACGAAATCAATGAGGGCAAAAAGAAAATCGAGGAGATAGATGAATATCTCATATGTACATTCATTCCGGGCAGTAGTCAGTTTGTCGCGGCATGGTATCTGAAAGACAAATTAGCAGATGCGGGAGTAGAGCATTTTTACATCGGGGATGGCTATATGATTGTATGGATAGAGGAGGACAACGCATGAAATGTGACACTTGCAAATATGCACTCTGGGACTACGAAGAGTATTACGGCACTACTCGCCGTGAGTATTTTATCGCCGGATGCGAAAAGGACATGGACGGGATGGAGTGCGAGGAGTATGAGGAAAGCGAGGATAAAGAATAACACGGCTTGTAAGTTAGTTGTAAGTTAGTTGTAAGTTAGTTGTAAGTTGGAAAGTGAGGATAAGGAATGAGCGAATTACATGGATTTAGGCGTGGAAAAGAAACAATCCATATTACGCACTTACCGAATTATAAAAAGCCTGTTCTACTCGTTGGGAATGGCTTGTGTTCACAAAAGATCGCGTCTTTTGATAGCGAAGAATCGGCAGAGAGTTTTTGTAAGATGCTTGGAAAGTGGCTGATGGCAGAAAGTGAGAATAAAGAATGAAAATAGTAATTGATATTCCTGAGGAATACTATAGTTTGTTGAAAGGGTTTAATGACGAAAAGTGTTCGATGGACATGCTCTTGATTAAGCATGGCACACCACTTCCGAAAGGACACGGAAGATTGATAGACGCTGATGTTTTGCTTGACCAAATAAGTAGAGATAAAAGAGAAGCATTTACAAAACATCAAGTGTGGTTACTATTGAGTCAATATAACGATAATGCGCCAACAATCATTGAAGCAGATACAGAAAGCGAGAAGGATTCGTCAACTGGTTCGTCAACTACAAATATCGGTTCGTCAACTGGTTCGACTATTGAGGCGTTGGAAGAACGCACGCGAACGCACGCGAGCGATAGTTCGGAGCATGAAACGCACGAAGAACGCACGGAAAAGGTAGGTCATTGGATAGAGCATGAATGGGCAGAAGAATCGGAAGGATATTTAATATCAAATTTCGAGTGTGACAAATGTCACGCATGGGCAGAGGCTGATTACGCTTATTGCCCTAATTGTGGGGTGAAGATGGAGGTGTAGAATGATAGGTAAAGTTAGTAAAGATATTGAAATACTGGATGAACATCATGTTTTCATTGATGGTATGCAGTTTATCTCTCTAACAAGATTTGGGGAAGTCCGGTGTGAATTGCAGAGAGAGCTGGATATTTGTCAGAAGAAGTTGCTGGAACAGGAGAAGATGATTGCTGCCCTTCAAACAGTTATTAGAGGTTAGGAGGATGAAATGCCCACAAAAGAACTACATAACGCAACATTGCTCGCGATGGATCCGGAAACCGGAAAGACATTTGAGATCGGAGAACCGGTGGAACTGGAGATAACAAAGGGGACCGAGGAACCACCGCAGAAAATCACAAAAATAACAGATGAGATAAGCGGAGAAATAAAGTTATCGCCGGTATCGGCAAAGTTACTCCTGCGGTGTCTATTCGGAGTTGCGATGAATAACGATTTGAAACGGCATCACATCCCGAAAAGGAGGAGATATGGACTCAAGAGAACTTACTAAGAAATTCTATGAACTTGAAAATAAAATCATAGATTGCGTTAATCAGATTAAATACATGGAGCAGGTGCTTGAAAAACAAAGTCTTTTAATTAACGACATGAAAACGAGCGTTGAAATGCTTGAAAGGGAGAGAACATGGCCGAGGTAATTAAAAGAGCACGGATGGCAGAAAGCGAGGGCAAAACATGAATAAGATCTGCACTCTGAATGGATATGACATCATTATAACGACCATGAAAACTCAGA